ATTTTGTGATATTGTTGAGGTCGTCTTGAAAATAAATTTCCCATTTTATAAATGATTTATATTTACTTATAAAATGATATTTTTATATTAAAATTTTGTAATATGTAGTATATTACTTATTCATGTAAAATTTTATATTCAAATAGTTAAATATAGGACTGGATTATTGTATATTTTATTCTTTTTTAATATACAATTCTGCCAATTCACTTATAGCGTCATTAATATCGTTTTCAATTTCGTCACATTTCCCACAGTTAATGTGCTTTTCAATTTGATTTCCTAATTTTGTACAAATTCCATATTCTTTCAAACTAATAGATTGAATTGAATCTGATTGAATTGAATCAGATTTTCTTAAATCTTGTTCAAAATCATAATCATTATCTTCATCATATCTTTCTGTCATACTAGTCCATAACCAAGAATAATTAATTTTAGTGCCGATTAATCCCCATCTAAGATCTTTATTTACAACATTTTTTTCTAATTCTGCAACTTTTTTGTTAAGAGAATCAATTTCATCATACTTTTCATATAATTCTGTTGCCATTGATTCTAAATCTTCACGAGAGTCATTTGAAAAATCCATATTTTAATTCTTATAATATTGAATAAATATCGTAAGAATCAATTTTAATTTGATTATAATTATTTTTAGATTCAGCAATGTTTCTAATATTCATTTCGAAGTTTCAATAGTGTCTAAAACAAATTTTTTCATAAAATTACATAATCTATTACAAGATTCAATCGGTTGAGAATTATACAAAGATATTCTTAATCCACCTAAATTTCTATGTCCATTTAATCCTATAAAATTTTCTTTTAATGAATCTTCTATAAATTTCTTTTCTAATTGTTTATTACCAGATTCACTAATTAGTAAACGGACATTCATTTTAGAACGATATCTAATATCTACAGGACAATGATATGAAGAATTGCTATTTTTAATTAAATCATAAAATATATTAGAACGTTTCTTTTTTCTTTTTAACATTTCTGTTAATCCACCTTCATATCGTATCCATTCAATAACTAAATTTGAAACATATATACTAAAACAAGGAGGTGTATTATACATTGAATTTTTTTCAGCCATTATTGTATAATTTAACATTGCTGGACATAATTTATTAAAATTATTTAATAAGTCTTTTCTTACAATAACAATTGTTATACCTGCTGAACCAACATTTTTTTGAGCTCCTGCAAATATTATTCCAAATTTACTCACATCAATTGCTTCTGATAAAAAACAGGATGAAAAATCTCCAACTAATGGAATATTTTCATATCCTTCTGGAATATCTTGAAATTCAACACCATGCACTGTTTCATTTGCACAATAGTATAAAAAACTTGCTTTTTCATTTAATTTCCAATCTTTTTTATCGCCAATTGTTGTATAATTTGTATCTTTACCGGACCATACAATATTAACATTAATATATTTAGATAATTCTTCATGTGCTTTTTCAGACCAACATCCGGTTATTAATATATCACAAGTATTTTTTTCAAAATTATTACATAAATTTAATGGGATTGTGGAAAATTGACTTGATGATCCTCCTTGCATAAATAATATTTCATAATTTGATGGCATTTTTAGTAAATATTGTATATTTTTTTTAGCATTAGTTATAATTTTATTAAATTCTTGAGAACGATGACTTGTTTCTAAAATACTAATTCCAGTATTATCATAATTTAATAAATCTTTTTGAATTTTTTTTAAAACAACTTGTGGTAATTTTGCTGGACCAGGATTAAAATTATCAATAATTTTATCTGAATCTGAATTATTATACATATGTATATATATAATTATTAATATCTTTATATATACTAATATATTAATATTTATTTTAATGATGATTACAGATAATGAAATCAAACAAAAAAAAATAAATATATTAAGAGAATTAAAAAATTTAAATTGGAAAAAAGTTCAAAATAAAAAAATAGGTATTGATTTTATAAAAAATCAATCAAAGGAAAAAATATTATCAATTACAAAAAATATTGATCAAAAACTTAAGTGCATTTCTAAAATTAAAAAAGAAGTTGAAAAACATAAATTAAAAATTGAAAGAATTCAAAATTATATTGAAGATAGAATTACTTTATTGAGTAATAATGAATTAATAAGATGTCTTGTTTGTTTAGATAATATTAATAAAAATTCAATTAGTTTGACTAAATGTGGCCATTTATATTGTTATAATTGTCTTAAATCTTGTAGATTTATAGATAAAAGATGCCCAAAATGTCGTAGAATTTTACAAGAAAATGATATCATTTTAATACATTATAATGATACAAATAATTATAATATATTAGACAATAAAAAACAAGCCGTTTCGAATGAATATGATGAAGAAAGTATTACTTTTATACAACGTTTTATTAGAAGAAGAATACGAAGTAATAATTATTCTAATTTTCAATCTAATGAAAATGAAACTGAAACTGGAAATGAAAATGAAACTGGAAATGAAAATGAAACTGAAACTGAAACTGAAACTGAAACTGAAACTGGAACTGGAAATAATTTACGTAGAATTCGTACATTACATTTAGATGAACTGCGAAGACAAAATATGATTATAAGTAATTCTATTCGTAATTATGAAAATGATTTATTATTATTAGAAAATAATTTAATTATGAATATAAATATATCATCAGTACAAAATATATTTCAAGATATGCATTTAGAACTTGCTCACAGTGTAGTTAATTCTTATTCAGTTGATAGACGAATGTATATAAATTCTCTATCACAACGTGATAAAATTATTCAAATTCAAAAAAATTTGATAAATACATTAAAAATAAATGTTGATAGTTTGAATAATTATATTAGTGTACAAAATTCATTGATTGATTGATTGAAATTATTTAGAAAACATATATAAACATAAATGAAATTAAAATAATAATAGTTAAAATTTATGTTTGGATATGAAACATATAACAAAAATTTTAAAAAATATAAAATTTTGCGAAAAATTTTTCCAGATGAAATTGCTGAAATTATTGTAGGATATTCTTTTCAAGAATTTATCTCTAATCTTACTATTATTGATACTTTTAAATTTTGTCATTTTGAAGTAATGATTGAAAGTTATATTAGTAATTATATTCGTGACCATTACGAAGATAGAATAGAAAATTACATGAATTGGGAAGATTTTATTCCATTATTATGGCAAGAACAAGAAAAATTTTTAGATTATTATGCATTAAGACCGGATGAATTAAATAAAATGTTATATGTCAATACTGATAATTCTATGCAAGATATCCTTGACACTTTAACTATTCAAATAACTATATCAGCTGAAAGGACATTTAAAAGTTGGATAGATAATTGGTTAGATGGTAACAGAACACCACTCATTTAATATTGAATCTTATTAAAATTGACGATTAATATATTAATGTAAATTAAACTTCTCAATAAAGAAAAGCAAAAATTACTAATGGCTTTTTTATATCCAGCAAAAAGTTATACTGTATTTGAATTAGCAAATAAAACAATAACAATTATTGGAGAAGTACATTTAGAAAATGATTTTTCCTATAAAGTTAAGAAAGAAAATACATGGTTAGTTCCGCATTTTCTTTTGAATTTTATTCAAAAGAAATATGATACAGACAAATCTTTATATTTAGAAATGGGAGAAATATCATTCAAGTCTGCTCTCGAAAAACAGAATGCATTTTCTAAATTAAAAAACACTTTTAATTTAGAAAGTAAAAATATGAGAGAGTTTATTGCAAATGTGAATCCTTATTATGCTCCAAGAATATTTGGAGGAGATAAGCGAAGAAATTTGGAAGTTAATGGATATCCAAATTGGCAAAATATTTTATATGGAAAAGATGTTAACAAAGCAAATAACCACTTTTTTCTAAAATTATGTGAAAGAATTCAACAATTGATATATGAAGTTTTGAAACATTGTTCAATACCAGAAGATATGCCTAAAAATTTAATTCATAATTTAAAAATGTATTATGAAAACGATATTCAAAAAGTTAAAGAATTTTTTGAATTTGATAATAATTTCTATAATAAAAATAATTATATTTTAATATTACAAAGTGTATTTTGTGAAGTATCTGATTATTTAATGATTCGTGATATACTTTTACGCCCAGAAACTGATATTATGATTTTATTTGGTGAAGAACATGCTCGTGATTTTAAAATTACAATGAAAGAATATATTAAAAAGTATAAAAAGGAAAAAGGATTATTTTTTGGTAAAGAATGTAAACCAAATTACCCTTTGACTGTTTGTATTCGTTAGTTATAATTATAAGTTAAGTATTATTTTATGGACTGGCTTGTATTATAATATAAAAATATTAAACAATTATATATTATGTATAAATGATTCGGATAAATATATTTCAAAACACTTTAACTGGTAATGGAATACCAATAATATTATCTAAAATAAATTTAGATATATTGAAAAAAAAAATAAAAAATAAATTTAAAAAAAAACCACAAAAAATTTATTTTGAATCTGGTGAAGAAATATTTGATAATAATATTTGTAAAATTAAAAATGGTTTTAATATTGTTTTTACTCTTAATGATAATGTATTTATAGGTAATGATATTGATATTGATAAAGATATTCCGATTAAATTAATTGTTTCTTCATCATATGTTTCAAGTGATGCTGTTAAACAATTAGAAAATAGTGCTAATAGATTAGAAGGTGTTAAAGAAGTATATGGTATGCCAGATTTACATGCGGGAAATGGTTGTCCTGTTGGAGCTGTATATTATATAGAAGATGTAGTTCATCCTCATATGATAGGTTCAGATATTGGATGTGGAATGGCTTTTTTTCAATTAGAAACAAAAATTAATTCAATTAATTTCAAAAAATTGGGAAAAAATATTAAATCAATTGATGGATGTTACAATATTAATAGTGATCACGATTTTAAAAATCAATTGGGAACTATTGGTAAAGGAAATCATTTTGCTGAAATACAGATTGTTACAGAAATTGTTGATATTAATCTTTTTAAAGAATTACATTTAGATGATAGATGTTATTATATGTTAGTTCATAGTGGTTCAAGAGATTATGGATATTCTATCTTGAATACATATAAAAATAATAAAATCTTGAAAGGAAATGATATAACTAAATATATGGAAAAACATAATGATGCTTTAAAATGGGCAACATTTAATAGAGAATTAATTGCTGAAAGATTAATTAATGAATTAAAAAGAAATTGTTCTTATCATAAAATTACTGATATATTTCATAATTTTATTGAATTTAAAAATATTGACAATAAAAATATTTGGATTCATAGAAAAGGTGCAACTTCTGCTGATAATGAAATCGTAATTATTCCTGGTTCAAGAGGAGATTTTAGTTATTTAGTAAAACCATGCCCGAATACAAAAAATTTTGGTCAAACACTGCCTCATGGAGCTGGAAGAAAAATTTCAAGAAGTTCTGCTTTAATTGCTAAAAAAAATAAAGATAAACAATTTATAAATAATAAATTTAATTCTATCATTGTGTGTGATAATTCAGATTTATTATATGAAGAAGCGCCAAAAACGTATAAAAATATTAAAAATATTATAAGTGATTTAGTAGAGCAAAATTTGATTAAAGTAATAGCGATTTTACAACCAGTTTTTACTTATAAAACAAAAAAGGATATGCCACAATAAATATATATAATGGAATTTCTAGGATTAGAAGAATTGAGAATTATAGCTCAACAAGAGTATATTGTTAAATATATGAAATATGATAAAAAACAATTGATTGAATTGTTAAAAATCAGAGAAAAAGAAAAATTATTATCAATACCAAATGATTTATTTAATAAAATAATTTCTGAATTTTTAACTTTAAATGACAAAATGATAATGCCAATATTGTGTAAAAATATTGATTTACGAATTAATTTTATTCAAAATGAAAAAAATCTAATTAAAATTGGTATTAATAAATATTTCAATAATTTATTAAATAATGCAAAATCTATTTCAACTATTAATGATGAATTTCTAAATATACATCAAAATATTAAGTTTTTTGCTAAATTCATAGATAATAATACTAATTATGATAATGATTATAAATCAAAATTTCGAGAAATATTTTTTATATATCATAATTTAGAAGAAATTTTAGAAAAAAAATTTAATATCGAAGTATCTATTAAAATACGTATTATGCAATTAGAAGTATTAGTATTATTGAAACAATTATTATATAATCAGCCTATGTTATTGTTAAAAATTTTAAATGAAATTAATGATGTTATGAAACTTGATTATATTACAGATGAGCAATCAGTTATATTAATTAATTATACAAATTTTTTAAAAAATGTAAAAGTTATTAATAAAAAACCAATTATGGAATTATGTTTTTTGTGTAATAGAACTCATTCTCTAAGTGAGTTTGATAACCATATATAATAATTTCATTTATTATCCAAAAAATTTTAGAATATTATCTTTGCATTTGGTTGTTTACATTATTATCATAAAATATTTCATCAACATCTTTTGCTAAAAATAACATTGTTTGTCCATTATTTTTTTTTTTTTTTTTTAAAAATTTTTAAATTTTAAAAAATAAAAATATTTTTCTTATTTTTATATTTATTTTATTTATTAAAAACATTTATTTATAAAATTTATTTTTTA